GTTCTTCATAGACCATATTTTCTTTTCATTTCTGCTCTTGTTTCATCTTCACGCCTGTTGCGTTCTCCGAATAAATCGTCTCTACGTGTTTTTAGACGACCTCGCATTCTTTTTGCCTTTTCTTCTCTTTCACCTCTTGGAAGTTTATTCAATCCTTTACTTCTACCTTGATGACGATTATCAAGAACATTACCTGCCTTATAAGTAGTCTTTACACCTTTCTCAATTTGCTTATCTGATTGGTCTGCCGCTGCCTCATTAATAATTTCTTCTTTCCACTCTTCACTCATATTTGCCATAATCACTAATGCGTTTTCATTAGTATCGGCATAACCTTCAGAAATCAAGTATTCTAGAATGGTGTCGTAAAGGTCATACTCATAAGATTGTTTTAGAAGACCACCAACAGTTTCTTTTGCCCTATCATAAACTGCTTGACCTTTTTCGGTTCCTTGTTCTCTCCCAATTTTTTCAGGTATTCCCAAAATATTTCCTAATCTTTCTCTACCTCTTCTTGCTCCAATTTCCCCACCAACTCTACCAGCAGTGTCTCTAGCAAGTGTATCAAGTCTACCAAGAACATTTGATTCACCATAAGACTCCTTGTAACCAGTATTAACTGGAGTTCCTCTGCGGGGTAGGGGTGGAATTGCCGAAGTTACAGGTTTTTTAGGTTTGTTCATTCCTCCAGGAGTGGGGGATTGCCCTATCTCTAAACTTTTCTCACAAAGTTGTTCGTAGTATTCATAAAGACCCTCATCAGTCCAGTTAGAAAGATCATATCCATCGGATATGAGTTGTCCGACCCAGTTGTCATAAGAACTCATAAGTCCTGTTCCGAATTCTCTGGCAGCCTTACCAATTTTACTGGCAGTTTTTTCTGAAGCCTTCATAGCATAATTATGTCTATCAATACCAGCAGCAACAGCATCGGCAACACGACCCAAAAGTCCTTTCTTTTTTGGTTGTTGATTTGCAGCAGCAGCAACAGCAGCAGATTGTTTTTCATCTTTTACTTTCTTTTTCGCCGCTTCTTTATTGTCAATCTCTGCTTTCACCTCAGCATAAGATTTTCCGCCAGTTCTTTTCTTCGCTGCCCTTGCTTCTGTCAAATAATAATCTTCAGAAATATCATAAACAAACTCGGCAAATTCTTCTACACCAAGTTCTTCAATGAGAATTTCAACACCAATTTCATTTAATCCCATTTCACAAAAATAATGAGAGGCAATTTCTACTTCCTCATTAATTAATCGTTGTTGAGTATGAACCTGCTGATAGGCTTCGTATAAACCAATAAGTTCTTGATCTCTCATTTCTAGAAATACTTTTTAGTTATTTATGATAGTTGCACCTTATATGAAAATCCATTTCTTTTTTCAAATTTAATCACAGAATTGAATTTATCCTGCATTCCTTCCTTATGAGAAATTACAAATATATTCGCATCCTTTATTACATATTGAATAATTTTAAGAAACTCTTCTGTTCCAAAACTATCAAGAGAACTATCAAAAATTTCATCAAAAATCAGTAGATTACAATTTGCCGAATTTTTTAATCTTGCAACCTCACGCCAGGCAAATACGAGAGCAAGATTAATTTTTGCCTTTTCACCTTCACTAAAAGAACTATAAGAAAAATCTTCGTGAATTGGAGATTTAATACTCTCATTAAATTCTTCATCAAGATTAAAATTGATATAGAAATCCATCATTTGCAAATATCGATTTACCTGCTGATTGATAAATGGAAGATATTTTTTAATGATTTTAGTCTTGACTCCGTCATCCTTCAGTAAAGAATAAGCAAAATCATAATGAACTATTTTTTCCTTCTTTTCAGAAATATCCTCAATTGTTTTTTGAAGATTTTCTCTAAATTCATCTAACTTGCAGTTTTCAATATTTCTATTTTTAAGTTGTTCGGTAATTGTTTGAATTTGAGATTCAAGATCTCGCATCTGTCTTTGATTGAGCGAAATTCGAGTATTGTTTTGAGAAACTTCATGGTTTAGTTTTGTAATCTCCTTTGATAAAAGTGTAAATTGACGCTCTCGTTCTTGTTCAAATTTAATTGTATCATCAAGTTCCTGAAACCCCTTCTGAAGTTCCTTGGCCTTGTTTTGAGCGTCTGTAATTCTATTTAACCTAAAATCCTCATCAATTGTTTGAGTGCAGGTAGGGCATACCGAATTTTCGGTAAAAAATTTATGCTCTTTTGTTATGGTAGATACTTTTTGAGAGATCTTACCCCTCAAATTATTCAGTTTAATTAACTTATGATCTGCTCCTGTGACTTCTTCTTGTTCCTTAATGTATTTAAATATTTCTTCTTCTGTTACAGAATTATTTCTCATATAAATGCCAATTTCAGCATTTAACTTGTCAATTTTTTCTTGATTTGCATCTATATTGGCATTACCACGATTTTCAAGTTCCTCAATAAAGTTTTTCTGCATAGTAACTTTATCATTAAGATTTTGTTTTTTCAATTCTAAAGATTTAATTTCATCTTTTTGTTGACGAATTATTTCTTTAATCAAAGTATTCATTACCGAAAATATTCTTATATCCAGTAAATCTTCAATAACCTCACGACGATTAGCAGTCGTCAGTTGCATAAAAGGAACAAATGTGCTACTTCCTAAAATAACTATTTGTGTAAAAGACTTATAATTCAGTTTTAAAATATTATCTTCAAGAATTTTTTGATTCAGACGATCATCCGACTCTTTATGAAGAGCAACTCCATTCACCTCAATATCAAAAATACTCGGTTTAATTCCACGACGAACCAAATATTCTCTACTATTTACAGAGAACTCAATTTCAACCAGACAATCTTTTTCATTTGTAGTATTAATTAATTGATTTTTATTAATTTTACGAAATGCCTTATTGAATAAAACAAAGGTTAGAGCATCTAATACAGTACTTTTACCTGCGCCATTAGTTCCAACAATTAAATTTGTATTATCTTTTTGAAAATCAATCTCCATAAATTGATTTCCGGAACTTAAAAAGTTTTTATATCTAATTTTTTTAAATATTATCATTTTTAGGAGGAATTACAATATCATTTGGAGTAATTACGGCATACTTATAATTATGAATTTCACAAGTCTTTATGGCAAGTTTAGAATCAACCTCAATAATTTCCATTTCCTTTTCATAATTTTCATCATACTCTAGCATCATAGCATATCGAGTCGCATCATCCTCTTCTTCAAATAAAAACAAAACCTTTTCCCCATATCGATCTTGTACTGCATATGCACCATCATCTTTCCGACCCTTAAGAGTGAGAAGAAACATTTTATTCGATTTCACATGCCTGCTTGTAAAGATTTTCAAAGATGCCTTTAATAACACTTTTATCAAAATTAAATTCTGACTCATCAATATATCGATTTAAAACAGAAATTGTATTCTCTTCTTCTTCGACTACAAAATCATCATTTTCTTTAATTTCAAAATTTTCAACAATTTTTAGATCTTGAACTCCAATCTTATAAAGATTATCGATAAATTTTTCAAAACTTTTTGGTTTTGATTTTTTACGAACAATTACCTTTACGATTTTATTTGAATATTTTGATGCATCGAATGTTTGATATGGAGTATCATCATAATAAATGTTATAAAATAATTTATATGGGTTGTTGACTGGGGTATGTATTAAAGTTTCGGTATCAAAAATATGAAATCCACGAATATCATTGACATCAGTCCAATACATTTCATAAGGATTTCCAAGATAAAAAATCTTTCCATTATCAGAACGGGTATGATAATGTCCCGAAAATACCTTTTCAAATTTTGAAAAAATAGTTGAGTCCATACCATGATCATCCATCACAAGATGTTTATTTACATAAAATCCCCGAAGTTCAAGATGACCCATCGCAATCTTTGCATTTGACTTTTGAATTACCTTTAAAGTCTCATCATAATTATCACTACAAATCCAAGGAATTAAAGTTATATCAATTCCACCAATTTTAGTATTTGTGGGAGAACTATAAGTTTTTATATTCGAATAATCTTGAAGAAGAAGTTCTGGAGAATTAATTTCAGTAGAATTACGAAGAAAAATATCATGATTACCTACAAGCATATGAACTTCATATTTTCTAAGAGGTTCTAACACTATTTTTTTAGTCCAGTTTAATCCCCAAAAATCAATACTTTTACGATTATCAAAAGCATCCCCCATATGAATAACAGTTTTTATTTCGTGTTCTTCAAGAGTAGGGAAAAATACATTATTGTAAAATAATTCAAAATAATCATGAAGATGTTTAGAAGATTTACGTGCGGCCCAATGAGTGTCAGAAATTACGCCAATTTTCACTTTTGTTGCCTCCTACTATTTTCTTGTGCGGTTTTAATAAGATGCTCTTTGTGTGTAATAACTTGTAAGTTATCCGGATGGTGTAGTCCACCCTCAAATAAAGGAATGATATGGTCTACATCATACTGCACACCGGTAGTAAAAGTCAAGTGCTGTGCCTGTTGGTATACTTCCTGTATTTCTCGAAGTTGCTGCTCCGTAATATCTATTGGAATACCAAGTTGTTTTCTTGCAAGGTATCTCCTTGTCTTTTCACAACTTACTGCTTTACCTCTTTCAGTTTTAGCGTATTTCCTTTTTATTTCATTAACTTTTTCTTTATTATCCTCACAATATTTTTGCTTTTTCTCCTTTGTCCTATAAGGTTCCATCAACTCTTTATTATTAAGTTTTTCTAAACCAGATTTTATAGAACACGGGGCACAATTAGAAGTAGATACATATTTTTCATAACTTCCACAGTGTTTACAAATAGTTTCACTAGTATAAGTTTTTTTACCCTCTTCTATTGCTTTTAATCTATTTTTTCTTGACTGTGAGTATTGATTAGGCATAAAGCACCATAGTGTTTTATTTATTTATACACTATGGTGCGTCATCGATTTACATTTCTGTATTGAACGGCATCTTTCATACTATTGAACTCTGAATTGTTTCCGGAAAGTAATCCATCATCAACAGTCATAACTTCATCAAATCCGGTTCTTTCTATAATTTTAGTCTTAATTTCCAATTGTTTCTTTTCTTTTTGAATTCTTCTCAAAAATGCATAGTGAATGATTTGAGTAAAATAGGCAAATGGATTTTGAGATCTTTCTGGATCAAAATTATGAATGTACTGAACACAATTTTCAATTCCATCAGAGCACATATCCTCTCTAAACATATAATTCACAAAATTTGGTTTATATGAAAGATGTGTGGCAATTTTTAAAAAACATTCGCCAAGATAATTTGGAATTCTGGGTTTTCCTTCCCATGCACCAGACTTGGGTGGATACTTATCATACTTCTCAAAGTATATTTCAGATGCCTTTGCGACTTTAGATTTATAAACAATAAGAGCTTCCAATAGCTCTTTATTATTTACAT